GAGTGCCCTGTCCTTTTGGCTGCTGAGCGCCCATACCGAGAGCCTGCTGCATCTGCATCAACTGCTGCTGAAGCTGCTGAATCATCATGGCTTGCTGCTGCATGGTGCTCGCCTGCTGTTGGTCAGGTACGAGGCGGTCCGTGTTGATGTCAAAGTTTTCGGCCATATCACGGAGCAGTTCTGCTGCGCCCGGAATGCCTACGATCTGCTGCGCGATCGGGCTCTGGAGGACAATCTGCAGGAACTCCATCTTACGAGTCGCCTCCATCTCCTTAACCACCAAGCTGCTAGCGCCACGGGCGACAACATGAACGTCGCCAACCAAATCAGGGTCTTCGGCATAGCGTAAATTGTCCTGATACAGACGCTCGATGATCGGCGTAATGATGTTAGTGTCGATGTTGTTGATTACCTGCTTGATGCCCTTACCAGCGTTAGAGATCAGCATCGACAGACCCGAAGACGTACGAGCCGCACCGGCTTGGTGGCCACCCATCATATACTTCGGAATCATGGTGTCCTCATCTGCGCGCAGAGAGAACATCTCAAACACCTTCATCAGCTCACCAGCGTTACTTTGTGGCTGGAAAAAGTTGATCGGCGCCGTAGCATCAGAATAGTCAGAACTTGTGAACTGCCAAATCTTCCACGGGTACATCTGCGTGAGGTCCTCGCCCGCCGGTAGACGGCTGACGTTTACACCCACCTGCGGACCCGAGCTAATCCCCATGTTGTTCGCCAGCGCACGCGCTGAAGCGTTCACCATCTCCTGCGTGTCACGGCAGAGGTCAGTTACACCATTACCTGCGATAACCCCCGGAATGGCCTCGTACGAAGTGGCGAAATACGGCTTACGACCGAGCGGGTCATAGTTCAGCACAGCCTTAATTACCGTGCCGCCAATCAGCCAAACTTCACACGGATAACTCAGGTGCGGGTCAATCTCTTCTTCCGCCTCTAAGCCCCAGTCCAGCAAATCTTTACCCTGCACGCTGTCCCATAACTGGAGTGCGTCAATCAGGTCGGTGTTGTGCGTGGTAGCGGTAATGTTCTTACCTTCTACTTCTGCCTGCGCAGTGTCGGTCCACAACCACTCGTTCAGGTTGCCGTTCTCAAACTCACCGAGCACCGTACGGATCGCAGCTTCGCTGTACCCTTCAACACCGATGAGCGCTTCAAGCCCATCACGGGTCAAGCGATGGCGTTCAATCACGTACCCATCGTCGATCTTGCTCGCCCACGGCGCCCAGTAAATGTCGAACGGATCTACGCGTTCCCACTCGTTGCGGATCTTCTCAACCGGAACAAGCTGGCCATTCTGCCACTGCAAGTCTTTGCGCATGCGCTTAACCGGGCCTTTAATCACGCCGAACGGGAATGTCGCTACGTCGTCTAAGAACTGGTCGAGTGCTTTAATGAACCCACCCTCAATGAGCTGGTCCTCCATCTTAGTCTCCATGCGCTCCACGCGTTTCCGCGCTTCCTCCATGATCGACCGACGGGCTTTGTCTTTCATCTGTGCAGCAGCTAGCTCGATCGCACTCTGATCTGGCATGACTCCGCTCTGCTGCATCTGCATCATAAGCTGCTGCGCCATCGTGTTCTGCAACTGCTGTACAACTTCAGGCGGCAAGTCTGGTTCTGGTGTCGGCGATAGCGCCCATGGTTTGTCATGCCCGGTACCCAGCAACGTATCTCGCAGCCAGCTCGTAGCGGCGCGACATTTCACCGAGGTCATCTGAATGAATACTTCGGACCCGCCCTGCATCTGAATCTCTGCGAGTTTGTCTGGGTCGTACTCGCCTTTGCGTTGGCGCAAGCAAGACAGCATACGCTCTTCAAGATCACGCTTCGCGTCCTTCGCTTCGGACCAACGAGTGCGAACATGCGCGCCTAGCCCTTGCACTAGAGGCTGTGCATTCTCTTCAGCCGACCGCTTACGAGCTTCGTCTTCGAGCTGCTGCGCAGTCATCACAGGAACTAATGCAATCCCAGTAGCCATAGGCCGCTCCTTTATGTCCATCCTCTAGCGCTAACCCTAACAACCTCGCGCCGTTCAACGCTCTCCATGCCCCTTCCAAATAACTCACCGCCATCGGCGTGAAGACAAAGATACTGAAATGCGTCGGCAACGTCAGACCATGGGTGCGATTTTTCCGGACTTTCGTCCTTTACACCTTTGGAGTTTATTTTATATCGGTACTTACCCGCAAGCGCTTGTACCAGCATGCCGCAGTTTTCTGGGTCTAATAACAGCCCTGACTTCCCATCCACCGTCCGAGTCATAAAGCTCTCAACCGCTGCCAGTCGAGCTGCGATACTGTTTGTCTTCGCAGGTTTCACGTGAAACCCTTCGTTTTTATAGATGTCCGCAACGGTTCGCTCATCGGTCTGAACTCGCTGGAACGCGGCAGGGTCGATAATCACGAGATAGTTTCTACCGGGGAACTTGTTCGCCAGTAGGGGTTTCAGCTTCTCACGGACGAACCGGAGCGCACCCATGTCTTCTGAGGTCAGTGCGTCATATACGATCACTCGACCGTCAAATATCACCTGACCGACTACAGCAGCCGGAGTCAGACCAGCATCCACACCGATCAATATCGGACTGTCATCGGAGATTGGCTTTATCTCTTTTTTGGCGATGTGAGTGCTACGGTCAAACGCCCTAAATACCGGCTTACCACTGAGGGATTTACCAAACTGGGCGTGAATATACACGTCGATCCAGTCTTCGGTTTTCCCCTGAGCAAGGTTGTCGTAGTAGTCATCCGGCAAAAATTGTGTCCAGTCCGCTTCTGGGCTTAGACCGCTCGGCTGGATGGTCACATGGACGTTTTCAGGGGGGTCAGTGAGCAATTCTTCCCAAAAAGTGTCCTGATCCGGGGGGTTTGTCATACCCCAGAGGTGCGCATTTGCCCTTCCATCGTCGGTTTTACACCCCACTCCGTTCATCATTTTGTCCGGATAACGGCCTACACGACCCTGTGCAGCGTTGTAAATATCGGGGTGAATCTCTCGAAATTCGTCAAAAACGAAGAAACTCGCCTGCAGCGAGAGCAATCGCCTTACGTCGTTAGCGTCATCAAGGCCACGAAACAGCACTTCGCACTCAATATCGCCCACTTTTATGACGAATTTGTACTCAGTTTTGAGGAAAGACCCCATGACGCCATCTGGTATCCACTTCAAAAAGTCCGGAATTGACGTATCTCGGAGCTGCTCACGGGTGTTACGTACCCAAATGGCGCGGGATTTTCTGACTCCGTTCTTGTCCGGGGCCATCTGCGCCGCATGGTGCAGGATTTTCATGATGCCAGCAGTCGTTTTTGTCGACCCCACGGGGCCAACGGCTAGCGAAATGAATTTGTCGGAGTAGAAAAAGTCATCGAGGGACTCGATAACCTCGAAATTGATCTCATGGGTCATGCGTCGATGGCAGTCGCCTCTCCCTCAATAACCATACGGTCCTCATGGTCTTTAGCGCGGGTGATGTTGATAACCACCTGTGGACCGGTGCCGCCGATTTCGGTTTTTGTGTCTGGCTCAAGCCTGCCCATCTTGTTCAGCATCTTCTGAAACTCGATTTTTACGGCTGGATTGATTTTTGGGTCCTGCATCTGACGAAACAGGTTGTCCAGATTGACCGCCCCCATAAGGCGGGCAAAGGTTTCCATCAGCGTTGGATCTTCCTCCAACTGCTGCAACTGACCACGCGACAGTAATGGCTTACCAACGAAGTCAGGATCGCGAAGTTTGTCTACTTGATTGCTCACGGATGCAAATATGGTCAAGTGAGTGCGGTGTGTCAAGGGGATAGTATATTAGAGTTTCCTAATATAGGTAAAAATGGGGGGTGTGATGTATGAGGTACATAAGTGAGTGGTTGATGGGGGGCTATGGGGGACCACCCCCACCCCCTGCCCTGTCAATCTAGAGAGTGTCCGAGGTGCTACCTGCTACGCAGTCTGCCCTCCTGCTCTTTAAGATGTTGAATTGTGTGCTGATTGCTCACGCTGTTTGCCTAGCACTATGGCAAGGAATTTCAGCAAGGTTGCGCCCTACGGGTCTGCCTTGTCCAAGTCCCTAGTGTTTAACAGAATGGAGTAATACGCTCATGAAAACTGAAACTGTTGATAAAGTGCTACGCACGCTGGATGCTGGTTCGCAGAACGCGGATGATGTGCAAGCTGCCCTTGTGGATATGCTGCGCGAATCTGCCGATATGTCGAAAAAGGACATCCTAGCTGATACAGGATTGGCGCGAGTTTTCAGCCACAATTTTAAGGGTACGAATCGTGCGCAGATTGTGTCATGGATTCACGAGTACACGCCAATTCGCGTCAAGTTCCGTGATAACGGGCAATTTGACAAGATTGCATGGTCGGATGCTTATGTGAAGGCCCGCAAGGAGGAAGGGTTCCGCGCATTCAATGTCGGTGCTGCCGATGCGAATCCGTGGTTCTACTTTGAAAAGGCGCGCACCAAGTCAGTCGCCAAAGGCGATATTGACAAGGCCATGACTGCGTTCGTGAAAGGTGTTGCCCGCGCTGCATATGAGAGTGGTTCGTTGGATGGTGTCATGCACTTAGTGCAGGGCCGTGTCGCAAACGAATTGCCGATGCTACTCATGCAACATATGCAAACCGAGAAATACCTTGAATGGACTATGGAGCGCGACGCTGCGAAGGCGAAGGCCAAGCAACAACTGGCGAATAAGTGAGCCCTTTAGACCCTGCCCCCTCTGGGGGTGGGGTTTTTTTGTGTCTGCGCCACGCGCGACACGACTCATAGGCTTATGCTCCGCAACAAGTTGGTGGGATATAAGCTGCTACGCAGCTTATATCAGGTTTGGCCGCGTGTCAATACCAAAGTGGCGATTTGAATAAGACAAAACCAGAGGGCAAATTTTGTCTTGTAATTTGTCTTATTCGGCAAAACCTAGCAATACCAAGGGTTGTAGGGCAAGAATAAGACAATAAGACAATAAGACATTATAAAAGAATGAATAGAAGATTTGGCTTTTAGTGTG